GCTCAGTTGGTTAGAGCAACCGGCTCATAACCGGTCGGTCCCGGGTTCAAGTCCCCGAAGGCCCACCAAATTAAGTTAATATGGCCCGGTAGCTCAGTTGGTTAGAGCGCTAGCCTGTCACGCTAGAGGCCGTGGGTTCAAGTCCCATCCGGGTCGCCAAAAACGGTACCGTAATCGTGCCGTTTTTTCTTTCGCTGCTATAGCTCAGTCGGTAGAGTGCATCCTTGGTAAGGATGAGGTCACCAGTTCAAATCTGGTTAGCAGCTCCACATTAAAAAGCCTTGTTTCTTTGGTAAATCCATTGAAACAAGGCTTTTTTTGTTATTTTATACGGCTTTGAGCACTGCTGCACGAAGTTCTTTCAGCTCTCGCATAATGTCAGCCATAGGCGTTTTTTGCATTTCGTTAATGGGACTAAATGTGGGACTGAACAAGGCGGCTAATTGCTCACCTGCACGCTCAATCATATCCTCGCCGGTGTGCGTGTAAATCTTGGCGGTGATCTCGATAGATGCGTGTCCCATGAGTTTGCTTGCGACGTTGAGTGGTACGCCCGCACGCTCTAAATCTGTGCAGAACGTGTGGCGCAGATCGTAGGGAACGATAGGCGGCAGCTGCTCGGCAATGGGTGAGATTTTCCCTGCCGCGATCAACTCGCGTTCGGTATCATCCATAGCGGCGCGGAAACCCTGCCACATGGCACGCATGGACTTATCATCGTACAAGTGCCCGTTACGCGGAAAAACCAATTCACCGAACGAACCGGCTTTCGGCAGGACTGCGGCAAGCTGGGGGATGATCGGGATTTTGCGAACGCCTGCGTCTGACTTGGGGTATTTCTCGGCGCGGGTGTCCCGGTCGTATGCCTTGTTAACGGTAATCATACCGCCTGTAATATCGGCGTATGTCAGCACAAGGCTTTCCGCCGGACGCAAGCCACTATACAGCAGAGTAAGCACCCATGGCCCCGCAGGATGCGTCTTTGCAGTTTCCAGTAAAATAACACGTTCGCGGTCTGTAATGCTCCTGTGGCTCTTCTGCTTGCCAGTACGGGGTATCTTCAAATCTTCCGCAGGATTATTGACGCACAAGCCGTTCTGCTTGGCAGCGCGGAACATCTGCTCGATGGTCTGCTGCACCTTCTTTACGGTGTCCGGCGCGCGTCCCTCTGCTGAGTTAAGCGCTTCCTGACAGTTCAGCGGACGCACTTTGCTAACTGGGATATCCCCAATGTAGGGATAGACGTAGTTCACAAGCCGTCCCTCGATCAGCCTGCGCGTGGATTTCTTCACGCCTGACTTGTAGGTTTCTACCCAGCGCTTGCCCCATTCCTTTACGGTAACACCGGCTTCAATGAGTTTGCTTCCGGATTCAATCTCTGCGCGTTTTGCTCTGATCTTCTCGTTGAGTTCCTTCTCGGTCTTGGCTCTCAGGTCGTAGTGTTTCCCCATATATGTTCCGGTCTCACGGACAAAGCCACGAGGGTCTTTTTTGCGTCTTGGCATTGCAAATTCCTCCTATTTTGGATATAATAGAAGGGTAGAATCCGTTCCAAAAGTTTCTACCCTTGTTTTCCCGCTTCGGTGCTGTCAACGCCGGGGCGGGATTTTTTTGTTTCAAAAACGTTTTTTCAGATAACTGCAGGTTGGTACCCAGATCAGGTACAGTACAAGCAGCTGGATGAACACGGAACCGAAACTAAAGTAATCCGGCAGTGTTGCATAGTCTGCGCATGCGGTTGCAATGTGCGTTATGGTGCTTGCTATAATCACATCACGCGCACAGTTGGAGCAACGCGGGCTTTTCCGGAATAAGTTCACGGCTAAACGAGCGCCCATAACGGCCGATACGATGCCGCAGATAATGTAGGTGTAGCAGTATATCGGTTCAGAGTAAAACATAGTGGATGCCGAACCGGCCTTGAACAGCGACAATCCCTGTATAGCTGAGTATGGAGAAAACAGACTCCAGATTGCGCCGAGCGGCACGACAACACGCAGGATGTTAAACCAGATCATGCCTTGTGGCTTCATGATATCACTTCCTTACTGTGCGCAGTTCATGCAGGGCGTGTAGCCCTTGTCACTGGCTTCTGCGATTGTGGTTTTGATCGCGTTTTCACCGGCGCAGGACTGCGACAGGTGGTAACGCTTGCCGGATGGTGTGATGTAGGCGGTGGGGCTGTTATCTTTGTCGATCTCTGCAACATAGTCGTATGCCGGAATATCGTCAGAATTGGGTTCCAGATCGTATTCGTAGCAAGCGTCGTTCCAGCCTTCTTCATACGCCTGCTGCGTCAGGTCCTCAACGGAGCTTTTCTCGTTTGACAGCTCATTGTATTCGGCTGTTTTGGAATCAAGCTGGGATTGCAGATCGGCTATTTGTGCATTCAGATCGTCAACAGTGGCAATCTGTGCTTTTGCTTTCGACACGGTAACTGCGTTTTGGTCTATCTGTTCGCATAGGGCAACACTGCTTCTGTATAGCTGATAGGCATATACAGATACGCCTATTACAGCGCACGCAAGTACCGCAGATATAGCAGCCTGCACGTTGGATTTGTTCACCTTGCACACTTCCTTTACTTATGGTAAAATATGCGTGCAAGGTTCCCTTGTATAAATGCCCGTTTGGTGGTCACGTCACCGGCGGGCATTTTTTATTTGTCCGGGTTATGGGACGGTGGTTATGCTGGTCAATTTATTGCCCTTGATAATCGAACAAATGTTCTGTATAATTTAGGCGTAAATTGACGAACGGTTTTGATTGCATTTTCCTCAAAATGGTAATATGCTAAAATCAAAGAACGAAAGGCGGAAATTCAAATGGACAATATCGACAAGCTGTTAAACTACATCAATTCGTTTTCAAATCCCCGCCTCATCTTGGACACGCTATCCGCGATTGCTGAACCAGTCATCAATCACCGCGATAATGTGCATGAGGAATTGCAGGTCGGCATCCGAGATCGCGGCGCTGCCGCTCTCGATGATGTGAAGTTTCTGCAAAACTTCAAGTAAATCTTCACGGGTTACTTGTTTGTTCTCCCTCGTTTCGGCTTCGGCCGGAGCGGGGGATTTTTTTGTTTCTGCTGATTGGTCATCTTCTATGCCGAGCAGGTAGTCAGTAGTGACATTGAATTTCTCTGCTATAGATATCAGATATCCAGAACCAGCTTCACGTTCACCGTTTTCGTATTTGGTGATTGTGGCATAAGGCTTGCCTAATTCTTCTGCAAGCCGTTTCCGTGTGTAACCGTTACGTTCTCGAACTTCTACAAGCCTTTCGGGTATTCCCATTGTTGCACCTCCTTACTATGGTTCTATTATATATCTGCTCTGTTTGCGTGTCAATAAAAAAATCACCCAAATTGGGTAAAAAATCTTTGTTTAACCGTTGACATTAACCCGCAATGGGTGTATAGTATAGACAGTGATTAACCCGTTTCGGGTAAACGGAGGTGAAAAGTATGTTTCCGAATATTGATGCGGAACGAGGTCGCAACAATTTGAGCAAGGCGGCTTTAGCTCGTGAGCTTGGCGTTTCGTACAGCACGTTCAAGTCCTGGATGTCTGGCAAGACGGATATTCCGTCTTCTAAGATCATCGAAATGACACGGCTGTTCGGTGTCACTGCGGATTATCTGCTCGGCATTGACCGACACGACAACGATAGCACACCATCAACACACTAAGCAACACACCAATAACACACAGAAAGCGGAGGGTTGAACGAATGACAGCAACAGAATTAAGCAACCGCAGACGCACGGTTGAAGGCCGTTTGCGCACGTTCGCAGGGTGCGAATATATTACCACAAAACAGTTAAAAGACTGGTTTGGCGTTAGTTATCGTACCGTACAGCGTTATTTAGATGGTGTTCCGCGTTTAACCGGCGGTCGCTATCATGTGGCCGATGTGGCTAACCGATTGGTGCAGGCGGAAGCGTCTGCGTAACACTCCAACAACAGACCATCAACACACAGATAACACACAATCAACAAACCGATAACACACCGATAACAAACCAAGGAATAAGAAAGAAAGTAACAAAGAAAGAAAAGAAGTATATATATATTCTCCCTACGGTCGAATATATATTAATTTAACTTTCTAAGAAAGAAAGAAAAGAATAACACTCTCACTACGTTCGAGTGTTACAAGAAACCGCGAAAGGGGATTGAAACCAATGACCTACAAACGCTACGGATGGTTAGCAGGAATGTGCTTTCTCGGCACGCTGGTTTCCGGCGGTATGACCGAGAACGGAAGAATCGACTTGTTTTCCGGCGCGGCTATCATGCTGGCGCTGCTGGCTGTCGGCATGGTAGCAGCACGCACCAGCATGCTGCTGTGTGCCTATGAACAGCAGAAGCGTGAACGTTACGTGAGAATGCGCGACAATCGCTTTTGAACTTCGAGCATGAAATTACACGCATGACGTGAAGAAAAGCGAACAACGTCGATTCTGACACAAGAGAGGACACAATACGGACATGACAAACAGCAGAAAGAAAACGCTGACGGTTAAGGCGATGCAGACACGGGTTATCGGCAAGGCGATGCACGCCGCGAAGTACGGCTTGCATATGCGCGATAGCGCAAAGACAATCAGCATGAGAACGGAGGACAAGCATGATAGTAAAAATTAACGGCTCGGTGATTGACATGGCGCGGGTGATGCGGTTTGCACCACACAAGAAGGACGGACTGGACTTTCGGCCGGAGGATGTATGCACACTGGACGAACTGGAGCAGCGCTGCGAGAAGATGGCAAAGCTGCCGCCGACACAGCAGGTTAAGACCGTAGATCGCATGGGATGGCGGTTTGTGCTGCTGAAAGATATCTACGGCAACACGTTCCCGCAGTGCTTTGCACCGCTCAGCGGTGAGCTGGAATACCTGCAGGAATGAGAAAAGCCGCTGACGGGTGGTAGGATACCCAATCAGCGGCATGCAAAAACATTACACGGTGATTATAGCACCGAACGGAGGAAAACGCAATGGCAAAAGACAAGAAGCTGTTTCGCAAGCTGATGGATTTGGCGCTCGAAAAAGAACCGGAGAGCGGCGTAGAGGTGAATGTATCCAGTTTGGATTGCACTTCCGGAGTATGGATTTTCAAAATGAAAGGTGGAAAGCCTGACGGCGTAAAAGCTCATTACACGCCAATCTCCGGAGACGACAGTTGGTATAAGTGGCAGGGCGATTTACCGGAGCGCGTAAGCGTCGAAGAAGTGTTGGAGGCGCTGCGCAATGCGTGATACTATCACCGGATGCCCCGAGCGGGCATTAGAGCCGCCGGAGAGGGCAGATCAGGAGCGGCTTAACCGGTTGCAGGATATGCGCGAGGCGGAAACAGCTATCGGGCTGTATCTGGAGGATTACAAACACCTATTCAGCATCGAGATTAAGAACTTCTTACTTGATTTACGGATTGCTGTGCAGGACTTTGAACAGGAGGATGAACCATGAATTTATACGAATTGACGCAGGAATTTGCGATTGCAATGCAGGCTATCACGGTAGACCCGGAGACCGGCGAGGTCAGCGGCTTTGAGGCTGTAGACGGTCTGGATGCGGCGTTTGAGGACAAGGCCGAAGCGTATGCCGTCACCATCAAGAACCTTGACGCGGAGGTTAAGGCGCTCAAGAACGAGCGGGACAATCTCAAGGCGCGAGAGGATGCGACCAAGAAGCGCATGGAGTACATGAAGCAGCACCTTGCGGACAGCATGCTTGCTGTAGGCAAAGACAAGATCAGCACGTCGAAGGCTGCGCTGTCGTTCCGCAAGAGTATGCAGGTGAGCATCACGAATGACGTAATGGTGCCGGATGACCTGTGCAAGGTGATTATCGACCGCAAGCCGGACAAGACGGCAATCGGAAAGCTGCTGAAATCCGGTGAGGCCGTACCGGGCGCAGAGCTGGTAGAAAACATGAATTTGCAGGTGAAGTGATATGGCGGAAATCTATCAGGCGATTATCGGCGTTATGTCCGATATTGGCGTAATCGGAAAAGAAAAGCGTAACACACAGCAGGGGTTTAAGTATCGCGGTGTTGACGACGTTATGAACGCTTTGCAGCCGGTTATGGTGCAGCACGGATTGTTTGTTGTGCCGGAGATCATCGACCAGAAGCGCGAGGAGCGGCAGACCAAGAACAAGGGTAATCTGATTTACTCGGTCTGCACGGTGCGGTACACGTTTTACGCCAAGGACGGCAGCAGTGTACAGTGCGTGGTCGTCGGCGAGGGCATGGACAGCGGCGACAAGGCAACCAATAAGGCTATGAGCATTGCGTTCAAGTATGCCTGCTTTCAGGTGTTCTGCATTCCAACCGAGGAAATGAAAGAGATTCCAACAAAGATGGATGACCCGGATGTGGAGATTGCGCCGCAGTCAAAGCCTGTGGAACGCAATGATAAGCAGACAGCGGTTCAGATAAAAGCGAAAAAAGTAAAGCAGTTGCTTTACGATATCAGCGGTAAAGATGCAGATGCGTCGTCGAAGCTATGGCGTGAGCAGTACCAGAATGACGAAAACGACATTGTAAAGATGAATGCTGCGATTTTGGAGCTTGAACCGAAGTGGAACGCGATCAAGGCAGAACAGCACAAGGCGGTGCAGAATGACGCATGAATTCGATCGTGCGCAGGTAGTGCACAATGACTTCGGAAACTGGCTTTGTCTGCACATCAAGAACGCGCCTATGGCGCGGGTGGAGTGCGAACAGATGAAAGAGGGCAAGACCTATACTGCCGAGGTAAAGAAGAAGTACGACAAGCGTTCCGGGAGGGCAAATGCCTATGCTTGGCAAATGATGTCAAAACTGGCTGCAAAGCTGGGAATCAAGCGGGAGGAAGTGTACCGGCAGTACATCCCGGAAATCGGGGACAATTACCGACTTGTGCCGTATGTCAACGGACAGCAGCGCGACTTTATCGCGGAACTGTGGCAAAAGCAGGGCTTAGGTTGGGTGACGCAGGATTGCAATGGTGGCTATCTGATGTGTTTCTACGGCTCATCCACCTACAACACGTTGCAGATGGGACGGCTTATCAACCTCATTGTGCAGGACTGCAAGGAGCAGGGTATTGAAACCGAACCGGAGAGTACGGTGATTGGATGGCTTGCCAAGTGGAAACCGGAGGAGCGCGGGGTATGAGTGAATACAGAATGTGCTGGTTGTGTGGAAAAAATGGAAGTGCAGACCATTTAGACAGACATCATATTTTTGGAGGCCCATTCCGGAAAAAATCCGAAAAATATGGTCTGGTTGTGTACTTATGCCACAGAGAATGCCATATTTTCGGGGCAGAAGCCGCGCATAACAACGCAGAAACGATGCTGAAGCTCAAGCAATACGGGCAAAGAAAGGCGATGAAAGAAAATGGATGGAGCACAGACCAATTCATCGCAGAGTTTGGAAAGAACTATCTGTGAAGAAAAGTGGAGAGCAATTCCCGGATACGATGGGGTTTATGAAGTAAGTAATCGAGGAAGAGTGCGCAGCAACGCTCGTAAAGTTTGGAATTATAACAAACCGGGGAGAATTCTAAAACCACACCGCAAAGAAAATGGTTATGTTCAAATTACTTTATGCGGAAGAACTAAGCGCGAAAAACACGCATATATTCACAGGTTGGTCGCAGAAGCATTTATCCCCAATCCAGACAACTTGCCACAAGTCAACCACAAAGATTTTGACAAAGGGAATAACTGCGTTGAAAACTTAGAGTGGGTGACGGCAGCAGAAAACCATTTACATTTCACGCAGAGCAGCAGAATGCAACGCAGTAAAGCGAGAAAACAACGAACACTCATCAATAAATCCCTGCAATTTATTTTGGAGAATAAAGATTGCGTTTTGCGTGCATATGACGCAGGACTTTCCGTTACGGAAACTGCAAAGAAATGTGGAGTGGGGCGCGATATGGCGCGAGATATTTTAATGATTTACGGAAGGCTGTAAATACAGGAGGAAATATTATGCTGAATAAGATCATCTTACAGGGACGGCTTACCAAGGATTTGGAGCTGAGATACACGCAGAGCAACACGCCGGTTGCGGGCGGTACGCTTGCCGTACAGAGAAGCCGCAAGGACGCGGACGGACAGTATCAGAGCGATTTTGTAGATATCTGCCTGTGGAGCAAGCTGGCAGAGCACGCAAGCACATGGTTCCACAAGGGCGATATGTGCATTGTTTCCGGCCGTTTGGAAAGCCGTGACTGGCAGGACAAGAACGGCAATAAGCGTCGCTCGTGGGAAGTGCAGTGCGAAAGCATCGACTTCTGCGGCGGCAAGAGCGAGGGCAAGCCGAAGGAGAACAGCGATTTTGCGGATATGCTGGATGAAGATTCGGACGTTCCGTTCTGAGGTGATGGGGAATGAACGGGCACATAAAACTGCACCGTGCGCTTACGGAGTGGGGATGGTACAAAGACCTCCCCACCTGCAAACTGTGGCTGCATGTCCTGCTGAGAGCTAATTACAAGGATTGTGAGTGGCAGGGCATAGAGATTCCACGCGGTGCGTTTGCGACCAGTTACGCGGCACTCTCGGCGGAAAGCGGGTTGTCTGTGCAACAGGTACGGACGGCGCTCGGTAAACTGAAAAAGACCGGCGAAATCACGGTGGAAACCAATCGGCACTACACCGTGATTACCGTCAGCAAGTATGACGAGTACCAAAGTTGCGAGCGGGACGAAGTGCCGGAACCGGCAAAATGTCCGCCGAAGCCTAAAGCGCCAAAGTCGGAAAAGCCAAAAGAGCCGGACTGGACGGAACGGTTTAACGAACCGGTACGCTCGGCGGTCGAGGATTGGCTCAGATACAAAGCTGAACGCAGGGAAGGGTACAAGCCGACAGGATTAAAAAGCCTGCTCAGTGCCATTGAGAACCGCGTAAAGCAGAACGGCGAACAGGAAGTAGCCGAGGTTATCCGGCTGAGTATGTCGCAAGGTTGGAAGGGTATCATTTGGGACAGAATCGGAGACAAGCCGAAGAAACCCAAAGCAGATACGCCGATGTTTGACGGTGCGCCCGCCGCCAACGACTGGGAAAACGAGTGGGCGGCACGAGTGAAAGCCAACAGAGGTGAGAAATGAAGTTTGTAATTAAAGGTCCGCTGCCGGGACTGAATGAGCTGATCGAGGCAGAGAGACGACACCGGCAGGAGGGGGCACGGCTGAAAAAGCAGTGCGAAACCGTTGTGATGCACGCGGCACGGCAACTTGGCGGTGCGGAGTTTCAGGAGCCGGTGTATATGATTTACCGGTGGTATGAGAAAGACCGGCGACGGGACAAGGATAATATCTGCGCGTTTGGCAGAAAGGTTATTCAGGACGCGCTTGTTAAAGCGCGGTATCTGAGTAACGACGGATGGAAGAATATCCGAGGGTTTGAAGATCACTTTGAGGTGGACGCGAAGAATCCGAGGATTGTGGTTGAGATTTTGGGAGCGGATGAGGATGCATGTGGATAGACGGTGTATGAATTGCAAGTGGTACTACGAGAAAGTCTGCTGCAACGGCGACAGCGAACACCGGGCGGATTTCCGGTTGGAAGATGAGATGTGCGAGGAATGAGAGGAACAGAATGACGCATGATTGCAGCGATTGCAACTATATGAAGTCGCTTGAAGATAATTCCGGAAGAACGATATATTTCTGTATGTTTGATCAGAGTCCGTTCTATTTGGCGGAAACCGGAATTGATGGCGACTGTGAATTGGACGATTATGCAGAGGAAATTTATCGGAGAAGCGAGGAATGGGAGAAACGGGAGGAACAGAATGACGCTGAGTGAGTTTTACAATATGGCGTTCTCCACAAGCACAGAACCGGTAACGGCGTATGTGTTCGATGATGCCGAAACACGGGACGAATACCGGAGTGATGCACACAACGGAGAAATTCTGTTTGTGCTGAAATCGCACTACGAAGCAGTAACATTCCTGAATGAGAAGTACGCAAATGTAAAAGTGCAGAACTTTTACGCAATCGGAAAGAACCGAATTGACGTTGTGATTGATTTGGAGGCAAACGATGTGGAATGATTGGAAGAGCGACAACCAGAAGGAAGAAAAGCGGGAGGTTTATTGCCCGTTCCTTATGCCGGACGCGGGAAATCGTTTTTACAGCGGTTGCGTACATGAGCGCTGCGCGTGGTATGTAGCAGAACGCGGAGAGTGTGCCGTAAAGGTTATTGCGACGAGATAGGGGGAAAATCATGTACGATAGCTTTATTGAGATTAGGGAGGGTTAGGAATGGTTGAACGGTTGAACTGTGCGTGACGATCAAGGAGGAAAACGATGTGGAATCAGATTAGAAAATTTCTCGGTATTCCGACACACGAAGTCAAGCCTCCTGAGCCTCCAAAACATATCGACATTACCAAAGGCTGCTGCCAGTGGTGTATAGAAAACGGCGGTTTCCACTGTAAAGAACCAGAAGTTTACTTTACCATCGGATACATCACTATTCACCTCTGCAAAGAGCATTTTTGCGAAATGGTGAAAATGTTCAACGATTTTTACGAAAAGAACAAGGACGAATTGGAGGAAAACGATGTGGAATAAGGTTATTGATGATTGGAAAACTCCGGTCGAATACATTGACCGTGAAGCGGCAAACTTAGCTCTTGCGGAGCAAGGCTTTGATTGGGATAAAGCAAAACAGGCTCTTGCGAGCGTGCCTGCCGCCGATGTTGTGCCAGTGGTGCATGGGCGGTGGGATGATTCCGGGAGATATACGTTCCCGAGTGGTAACGCAGCTGTCAGGTGCACCAACTGCGGCTACGCACTGACAGAGAGTGAATATCACCTGAACAACTGGAATTACTGCCCTGTATGCGGTGCAAAGATGGACGGAGGTGCAGACAATGATTGAACTTAAATCTTGTCCTTTCTGTGGTGGAGAAGCGAGGTTGTTTGTAAATAACGGCGTAAGAGTACTTTGTGCTAAATGTCGCGCTTCCTCAGAAATTTTGGTGGACAATGAATGCTACAAAACCAGCGCTGTTGAAAAAGTGATTGAAGCATGGAACAGGAGGACAGACAATGGCTGAGTATATTGAGCGTGAAGCGGCGGAAGATGCCGCCGGAGAAGCGTATCTAAAGGGGCTTAATCCGGTATGGGCTGTACGTGACGTTCCCACTGCCGATGTTGTACCAGTGGTGCGGTGCAAGGATTGCAAATATCGCACAGAAGAACGGAGAGGCCTTGTACGTTGCCGTGCATTTAACTATATGCCGATGTGTGTTGACAATTTTTGCAGCTACGGCGAGAGAAAGGACGGAGGTGCGGACAATGGCTGAATACATTGAGAAGCACAAAGCAGTCAATCTTTTGACCTATTTAGAAAACGAATTCCAGCAGTTTAAGCCGTTCAAAGGTTTTGAACACGCAATGTATCGTAAATTGTGCGAAACGGAAATCGCTATCGGGAAATTACCTGCCGCCGACGTTGTGCCGGTGGTGCATGGGCGGTGGCTGCACAGTGGATGCGAAGAGTGTTCGGGCCTTGAGGTTGTGAAGTGCTCCGAATGTAATCATGAGGCGTTTGCGATAGCGTTTTATGTATGTAATGGAAATTATTGTCCATCGTGTGGCGCACGCATGGACGGGGGTGTGGACAATGGCTGAATACATCACGAAAAAGGCCGCGATTAACGCGGTGGAAAACGCCCCTATCGAACTGTTCCAGAGCGAGTGGGAAGAAATCGAAGAAGCGATTAATGCTGTGCCTGCCGCCGACGTTGTGCCGGTGGTGCATGGCGAGTGGGTGCGTCCGCACTGGATGAATAGCGATTGTTGTTATGATTGCTCTGTCTGTGGTAACGAAGCAATGCACAGGGAATATAGATGGAGAGACAAAAAGATTTACCCCATCTGCCCGTGGTGTGGCGCGAAGATGGACGGAGGTGCGGACAATGGCTGAACTGAAACCCTGTCCGTTCTGCGGAGGAGAGGCATCCGCTTCTTGTGAACGCAAAGCGAACTATCTGTATATGGTGAGTATGCCTATTTTTACAATCGAATGTCGTGTCGGTTGTGAAAAATGCGGAATTTATTTTCGGCAGAACAGTGTAATTTCACGAGCAGAATATACAGCACCTGTTACCAACAAGGATAGATACGAAGAAGCTGTTGAAGCATGGAACAGGAGAGCGGACAATGCGTGAAATCACCAAAGCCGACATAGACAAGCCGATTGAACCGAAAATGGCGCGTGACGCTGTTACAGCGGTGCGCGATATAGCTGCGTATTTAACGGTGGGTGAGTGGTGCTTGATTATGGCAGGCGTGAAGAAAGCCGTTGAGAGAATGACACAGGAGGAAGACGATGAAGTTTAAGAAAGACGGGAAAGTGTACGACGATATCGACGCACTGCTGCATGAAACCTGTTTTGCAGAAACTCACTACCACTGTGGAAGCTGCGAGATTAAAGACAAGGCACTCACAGAGCAGGATAGTTGCTATGCCTATGCAATTTATCATCAGAGAGAAATAGCGCAATACTTAGGCTATGAGGTGATCGAGGACGACACGCCCACCATTGCCGAGGCAGTCGAGGAAAACAGCGAGAACGTGAAGCACAGGCTGACCCGTGCGGACATCCTGCACGCGGCGGAGAAGTGCGTATGCGGACAGCGCGAGCAGGACTACGGCACACCGGAGAATAACTTCAAAGCGATTGCGAAGCTGTGGGAGGCATATCTTAATAAAGCCTGCACAAGGGGCGTGAACGTGCGCGTAGAGGCAAAGGACGTTGCCATGATGATGGCGCTGCTCAAGATTGCACGCATTGCAGCAGGAGGCGGAAAGGCTGACAGTTGGATTGATCTTGCAGGCTATGCGGCTTGCGGGGCGGAATGTGAGGGAGTAACGGAATGAAGTTCAGAAAGAAACCGCGATGGTATCTGAACCGGCTGATTCGAGAGATGGAGGTTACGGGCGATGAATAGAAAAATAGAAGAGTTTGTACTACGAGAAAGCAAGCGCAATGCGGAAAGTGTGTGGAACGCCGGTTGGGAAGTTGGATACAACAAAGCCCGCGCCGAATATGGAATGCTGCGCGACGGAGAGGCTACTATGGAACCGGCTACCAAATCGCAAATGGAGGAATACGGTGATGATTTGGTAGGCTGGTGCTCCAGGTGCGAAAAGCCTATCAACGGCAGATGGGCTGGTTTGGTAAGTTTTTGCCCGTGGTGTGGCAGACCGATGCGTTGGGGGCTGGAAGAATGACCATTGCTGAAATCGCCGCCCAGATGGATACAGCACAAGCGACGGTACTTGCTTTGAGCGCGTTAGCGGTTGTTTGTGGACTTGCAGTGCTTATAGCCAGATTTATAGGCTCTGATAACATTAGCGCTGCACTGGTTATGCTCTCTGTGCTTTTAGTGGTTTTCGGTGCGATCGCCTTTAGAAACGTATGCAAAACCGCGCCGGAAACCACGGCGAACCAGTATATTGTAGAACATTATGGAGGTGGACAGAATGATTGACCTGCACAAGCTGGACAAGTTCCGGCTGAAAGACAGAGAACGCGAGCTTTATGGCTGCACCGGCGACAGCGGAAACGGTGTTTTCAAGGTGTATGTCGGCGGCAAGTCGTTCCGAGTGATTGCAAGCAATGGAATGGGATGGGAGCACGTCAGCGTTTCGCCCGGCTCGGCACAGCGCAAGTGCTGCCCGACGTGGGACGAGATGTGTGCGATTAAGGACATGTTTTTCGGCGAGGACGAGCGCGTTATGCAATTACACCCGCCTAAGTCGGAGTACATCAATAACCATCCGTACTGCCTGCACCTGTGGAAACCGGTAGATACGGAGATTCCGCACCCGCCGATGATTTGTGTTTGAAGGAGGAAAACGATGAACGCAGTAAGTGAAGATGTTGAAAAGCTCGTGGGAAAGGAGCTTGCAAGCGCAAACGAGCAGTTTCCGGCTTTTGCCTCGGAGCATGAGGCGTGGGCGGTGATGCACGAGGAGCTCGACGAGTGCCGCGAGGTGTTCGAGCTGCTGACGCGGCAGGACGGTTTGCTGTGGGAGTGCGTGAAGGGCAACCGCGGATACGCGGACGGACTGGTAAAGGAAATGCGCGTTGCGGCGGAAATGCTGGCCTGCGAGGCGGTACAGGTGGCCGCGATGGCGCAGAAGTACCGCGATATGCTCGAAGAGGAGGAGGAGGACGAATGAACGTTTTAAGCACCAACATGCAGACGGGGACTGAACTTGTGCTGAGGCCCGGGAAGGGGATGACACAGGAAGAGGAACTGCTCGACTGCATGCGTATGTGTTGGAACATGATCAAAAGCCTGAGCGAGGAACTGGAGTGGGCGCGCAGACTGCACGAGATGGGCATATACGAGCCGTGGGAGGCGGGGGACGAATGAAGGAAGAAGTGTACAGGATCAGCGCACGCGACAGTCTGTCAACGGCTGAGGCTATCGAGATCGCGTGCAAGTATGTTTATAGCTACGGTGTGCCGGCAGAGGACGCGGAGACTATGAAGTTGTTTTACGCGATGTGTGAATATGTGCTGCGCGTGCATTACAGGCTCATGCGGTTCCTCAATCCGAAAATGCAGCCGGAACCGAGGGCGCTTGCAGCCGTGGACAGCATGGTGCAGGACGAGGTGAACCGGCTGCTTGCGGGGATTGCTGAGAAAGAAAAGCGCAGTGTTGTCATTAACCAGAACGTAGCCGAGTACGAGAAGTGAAGCGGTACAGCGCGGAGATGCAGCAGTATCTGGACGAGATGCGGCGGTATGAAAACTGGAGGTACGGAAATGGCGAAGAAAAAGAAAGTCAACCCATACCGAATACCGGCGACGCAGGGTGACATAGAAAAAGCCAAACGCGACGCAACGAACACGGCGGTTGCGTCTACATGGGCAATTATGTTTAGCGTTCTACGGGATAAAGAAGGGTACGACTATGACCGATTACGGCGGATATGGGACGAAACAAACTACCTCGCAGACAGTATCGCCCGAAAATACGTTAAAATCGACGATCTGATTGAAGAACTGCGGGAGAATGGAATAGCATTAGCATGAAAAAGAAAAGCGAATGCACCGGCTGTGCTCACTGGCGGGTACTGGGGACAAGCCAAGGGCATAAGTTGTGGGCGTGTCATTATTTGATTGACACAGGGAAATCGCGCGGATGTGAACCGGGGGTGGGTTGCGTCCGCAAGGCGGCGAGAATCAGCCGCCGCAGGCGATATACACAGCACGGTATGGAGGAGGTAGTGGCACACGACGACTAAAGAATGGCTCAGACGAGGGATTGACCTTGAAAAGTCAATCTCTGCGCTGGAAGAAGCACGAGTAAGGGCGTGGACGCGGGCGACAAGCGCAACGGCGACGATCAAGGACACGCCGGGTGGCGGCGGTGACGTGACCGCAAACAAGGCGGATGCATATCTTGCCCTATCCGAAAAGATACAGAAAGAACAGGAACGACTTGCGCTGATTAAGGCCGAGATTATCAGCACAACGGCTAAGGTGCAGGATGCGGCGCTGCGGGCGCTGCTGATCGAGCACTATGTAAACGGTCGGACGTGGAGAGAAACCGCCGAGAGAATGAATTACAACGAAGTGCACGTTCGCGGAAAGATGCACGCACGGGCATTGCGGGCAGTAGAACATATACGCACAGGTTGTGCATAAAGCTGTGGAAAACGGACTACACAATACTACAAAGAATGGTGGTATAATGATATCGTGATAAAAGCCCTAAAGGGCGGAATCACGGAGTTTCGTTCCTCCACTTTCAGCCCGCCGAAAGGCGGGTACACGCCCGAAAGCCTGCGTGAGGGCTGACGGGTGACAAGCCTTTCTGTTTAACCCCAAATACCTACTTAAAGCGGTGGGGAGACCTGCCGCTGACCTGCTCCAAAGTCTGCATGAGGGCTGAGGAGCAAAACGCCTTTCGCGGAACGAAGGCATTGATTATCCTTTCTATTCTTTCGGCGTGTCTTTTGCGCGGCACGCCGATATGCTCCAAAGCCTGCATGAGGGTGACGGAGTAATAACATTTACGCTACAATGAGAATGGGTTGCGGTGTCTGCGGGCAACAGTCACCGCAAACATGCTCGGATGGCTGCGTGAGGCCGGACGGGTAATGTATGGAATCTTTTTAGCCAAGGGCAACATGGCGGACTTTTGGCAAGCCTTGCATGACGGACGACGTGCAAGGCGATCTGCTCCCGAAACTGCATGAGGTGGAGGGAGCACAACGCCTCCAATGAGGACGATAATATTCTGGCGGTCCGGAAAGACGGACAATCTGTTTCCGAACGTATGCGGAGCTGCTGCAACGGCTTTGCAGAGTTCAGCGGGTGCTTGCAGGCACGCCGCGACTGGGGTCGCTCCCCGCTGTAACCTTACGAGGGAATCAGCCGGATTACAGACCGATAGCAACTGCGACACGACGGAGAGCAACGCCGAACAGCCCATAATGAGAGGGAGAGTGCTACTGGATAAGCACTCACACGGACTTAGTGAGCCGAGAGCAAAACACCAGTTTGCTAACAAAGTTACAAAGCCGATACGGCGCTTTCGGGTGGCTAAGTACACGCCACGAAAGAGCACCAGTCTGTTTATCTCTTGCAATAAACAACCTAATCATCAGGACGGGAACACAAGTAAACTTGCGAAAGTGAGGTAATACCTCTCTTGATTTCATACAAACCGTTTTGGACAGCTGAGAGATCACCGGTAAAAGCCCGGCGTTCAGGCGCAACGAAAGCGTTCATACCTCCCTGTGGAGGTATACCGATTTGCATAGAGCTGAAAGCAGGTGCAAGTCCTGCGAAACCGAAACAGTCGTAAATATGGGAAACCCCGCTCACCTTATGGCTTTGGTGAGCGGGGTTTGTCATGGTATTTACAATCAGGCAAGATAAATATTTTCGCCGGTCAGCTTTTCTTCGCGCTGCAAGTCGATAGGGCAAATGCGCTGGAGAGTAGAGCCTACCGCAAGTTTTAGACCTTCAAACTTGATGCGGCCTGAGAACAGGCCGTTCACGGTATCGGTCTGCGCTTCGGTTGGAATGAATGGCGTTTGGATGCCTTTGCAGTCGGCCTCGGAAAGCTCGCGCGTGTGAAGGTAATGGTTTCCTTCGCCCTCGATAAATTTCCAGCTTCGGAAGATCAAAGAACCGTCTGCACGAATTGCAAGTTCGAGCTGCAGCGGCATAGCAGGCGAGAACGGACAAGCATAACAGATCAAATCTCCGGGTTCGAATCCCTCAAATTTGCGGCTGAGGTCGATGGTATAAACATCGCCATCAAAATTCGTCGTGTAGTCTTTCACTACTTGAATTTTCATTTTGCTGCCTCCTTTACTCGGTGATAATGCCCGGCGTGCCGTAGTAACCGTTGTCGATTTTGGTTACAACTTTGGATTTGTCCACATCGTAGGGGGTGCGGACGGAAAGAGTGAAGAAATCATAGCACTTTTTATTGATGAAAAAGTTGCCGCTGTAGCCCTGCGCCTTGTAAAAATCAATCCAATCCTGTACGGTTTTGTTAGGAATCATGTTGCCTGCGTTGTCCCAAACTCTTAAATCTGCCATGATATTTTTTCCTCCTTGTTTGTTGTGAATAGTGTATCACGTTGTAAGTCCGATATGCAGGACTTTAGGTTTTGCGCTGTTGTGATAATTGTACCCCGATGTGCGGGGTAGTGTCAATATGTTCCGCCGCGGGTGCGTGAGCCGGGCGGGAGAATGAGAGGGAGCGGTGAGGCTCCCATGCTTAACGCGTCCAAGTGGATGCGATGGAGATGATCTCGTCATCGGTTACGTCCTCGGTGCTGTTGGTGCTGAATGTGATCTGCAGTGGCGTGTGACGCGGTGCGATGTAGTCATCTGTGATCCACTCGTTGCCGTCCTCGGTGACGATGGTAACAATGGGCGCGTCCTGCGTGTCGGTCGGGTAGTCGATGCGGTACACCTCGCCGGATATGGTGCGGGTGGCCGGTACGATCTGCAGCAGGGCGGCGATAATGGCGATTAGCTTAGTCACGATGGTTTTCCTTTCTGCCCTCGTGACCTCCGGGGCGGGTGGTTGGTTAGTTCCAGCGGTTAAAGTCGAATAGGTCGCTATCAGGAAATGCGGCGTTGAGAGTATCGCCTTTGTTGGTGACGGCCTCGTAACGATCGAGACAGGAAAGCCAGTTTTCGGCGGCTTGCTGCTCGGTGATGCGGTAGATACGATTAAGGGTGATATAACCATCGCCTGCGGATGCGTACTTGTTGCCGATGACTGCGTTCTGCTTGGTGAGGATTGGGTAATTGGTTTTCATGGTGTGTACCTCCAAATTAAAATTATTGTGGGTGCGGGCTTTAAGGGTGAACCCGCGAGAACCGTTTAAGCGCCAATCGTGCCGAACTGCTGATACAGGTAAATGTACTTAGCAAGTTCTTTCGCTCCGCCAATGGAGGTGCAACGGCTTTTGTTGTCGTGCAGGCGGTAGTCATAGTACAGGAGACCGGGGCGAACCGTTACGATGTCCTCGGCGCTTCTGAGCACCTTTTCCGCCTCGTCGATATACTTGGCGGATACCTCATCAAATAGGCCGTACTCGTAATCGACGAACATATAAAAGTTGCCGCCTGCGAGGATTTCGCCGGTGCGCTCGTCGCGGTCGATCTCGTCCCAGTGAGCAAGCAGCTTTTCAATGTCGCTGCGCTTTACGGTCGGGTCCTTGATCGTAACGTGTGCGCTGGTGCTGTATCCGCAATCCTTAACGGATACCTTGAAGGACTTGGTGTTGTAGCCTGCGGCTTTCAGTTCGCGCTTGATTGCTGCGTTGGTTTCTCGGTTAGTTAACATATTGATTACTTCCTTTCGGTGTTTGGTGTTTTCCTTTGCTGTGATTACAGTATATATCATTGAGCAATGATAAACAATAGGCAAAGTAAACATAATTGAGTAATGATATTTGGTAGAATTGTATAATTGAGCAATGATAACGGCTGTGGTACACTATAACAGGGAGGTGATACCATGGCAGTTGACCCAAACGCACGAACACGGGCGAGTAATAAGTATAACGCGAAAGCATACGATCGGCTTAATATCGTAGTACCCAAGGGGGAACGCGAACGCATTAAGGAGTATGCAGCCAGCAAGGGCGAGAGCCTGAACAGCTATGTATATAAGCTGATAACGGCAGACATGGACAAGTAACATATTGTAGGCAGACAAAAGCCGCTCCAAGTAACCGGGGCGGCTTTTTTGTGTCTATATATAAGTAAGGGGTGACATTATGGACAAGCTGACCGCAAAACAGCGGGCATGGATTGATTATTACAAGCAAGGCAAGACAGCAGCAGAGGCGGCACGGCTTGCCGGTTACAAGCCTGATAACGCCAAAGTAATTGGAGCGCAAAATTTAACCAAACTTAACCAGTACATTTCAGACCGCGATGAACTGTTAGATCGTGACCGTGTGGCGGATATGGCGGAGATTAACGCGTTTTGGAGCGATACCATGCGTAATGATAAGGCAGACATTAAAGACCGCCTGAAAGCGTCTGAGCTGCGCGCACGGAGCATTGGCGCATTTATCGAGCGTCGGGAAATCGTAGGAGCGCAGACGATCACGGTTAAGCTGCTGGATGATGACGATATGACAGATACAGATTGATGACTTGCAGCCGCGTAGCAGTGGTGCAGGTCTGTTTTTTACCCTGATTTGCAGGATTGGTTTTACGGACTTGCAAAATTGAGGGTTTTTGTGGGGCTGAGTGCCGGATTTTTCGGGGTAAATACCAGAGGGAGAGACGGACGGCGCTGCTTATTATGCAAAATACGCATTTTGTACAATTAGGAGGTGCGGCGGGTGCAAGTTAATATCCCCAAGCGGGCGTTTAATGCGGCCTATCTCCCCTTACTGGGGGATGATGAGCACCGATACATTGTGTTGTATGGCGGCGCTGGCTCTGGTAAGTCTGTGTTTGCAGCGCAACGGCTTGTTGTCCGCATGATGAGCAAGCCGCTTTGCAATGTGCTTGTAGTTCGCAAGGTTGGCGACACAAACCGAACGAGTACGTTTGCGCTGTTGCAACAGGTCATTAACGGCTGGGGCTTGCATAGTCTGTTCGACGTTACCGACCTGCGGATTGTGTGCAGGCTGACCGGCAACGCCTGTATTTTTAAGGGTTTGGATGACCCCGAGAAGATCAAATCTGTTACATTTCCCAAGGGCGAGCTGACCGACATATGGATTGAGGAGGCAAGCGAGATTGCAGAGGCTGATTTTAACCAGCTCGACATACGTTTGCGAGGCAAGCGGATACACGGACAGATTACCTTGTCATTTAACCCGATCAACGTGCTGCACTGGCTCAAAAAGCGGTTTTTTGACCGCAAGGACCCGCGGGCGGTAACGCTCAAGACCACTTACAAGGATAACGCATGGCTTGATGAGGACTACAAGCGCACGCTTGAGGGATACAAGGACAGCGACCCTTACTATTATCAAGTCTACTGTCTCGGGCAGTGGGGCGTTATCGGTAAGACGATCTTTGACGCTGCCAAGGTAAACGGGCGACTGGCAGAGCTGAGGGAGCCGGTTAAACGTGGGTACTTTGCATACTCGACACGGTTTGACGCGGTATCTAATCAGGTGCGGATTGATGACCGATCTATTAAGTGGGTGGACACTGACGACGGCTATATCTCCATCTATCAGGATAGGCGCGAGGGCGTGCCGTATGTGATCGGCGGGGACACCTCGGGCGAGGGCTCAGACTGGTTTGTTGGGCAGGTGCTCGACAACACCAACGGGCGGCAGGTCTGCACGCTGCGACACCAGTTTGATGAGGACGTATATGCGGCACAGATGTATTGTCTGGGTATCTACTATAACAAGGCGCTGATTGCGATAGAGGCGAATTACAGCAGCTACCCGATCAAGGAGCTACAACGGCTCAGGTATCCGCGGCAGTACGTCCGGCAGACTGAGGACAATTACACCCACAGACCCCGCGACAGCTACGGCTTTAAGACCACGAGCGTTACAAGGCCGGTTATTATCGCCGGACTGGTTGAGGTGGTGCGCGAGAGCGCGGAGCTGCTGAACGACGCGGACACGCTGGGCGAAATGCTTACCTTTGTACGCAATGAGAAGGGCAGAGCAGAGGCAGAGCAGGGCGCGCACGACGACTGCGTTATGGCGCTGGCTATCGCCTACTATGCACGCACACAGCAGAGCTACACCGAGGACAAGCCGCGAGGCAAGCGGGCCAAGTGGACGGATGACATGTACGAGGATTACTACAACGCCGACAAGAGCGGCAAGGAGTACCTATTATCTAAATGGGGCAATCCGTTTTGAAAATGAGGTGATAAAATGCAAAATCCGTTTGATAAAACGGGCAAGAGCGACGAACAGATTTTGAAGAAGTGGCAGGACAGGCTAAGCAAGGCGCGAAGCAAGTACCAGCCGGAACTAAATTTGATGGTCGAGCGGGAAGAAATCTACCGGGGAACGCACAAGATCGACAAGGTGCACGGAAAGAACCAGAAAGCGCAAGATGCAGTAGTGGCGCGGAACGTGGTAGCGGAAATCATCGAGGCGGAAGTATCAAGCGATATTCCCACGCCCAAGGTTACGCCGAGACACGAGGAAGACGAACAGCTTGCGAAAACCATTGAGGACTATATTCGCAATGAGCTGGATCGGCTGCCGTTTGAGCGCTTAAACGATCAGGACGAGCGAACCACACCGACGCACGGCGGCGATTTGTTCCTTGTGGAATGGGACAACACCAAGCGGACGCACACCACGCGCGGCGCGCTGAATGTTACGCTGCTGCACCCGAAACAGTTTATTCCGCAGCCGGGCGTTTACAATATCCCGGAGATGGATTACTTCTTCATCCAGCTCGCACAGAGCAAGGAGTACATCAAGAAGAAGTACGGCAAGGACGTATCCGCCGAGGACGAGGAACAGCCGGACGTACGCGGTTTTGAGCAAAGCGTGGTAGACGATCTGGTGACGGAGAACATCGGATACTTCCGGAACTCGGACGGTGGAATTGGGCGCGTGGCGTGGTGCAACGACGTACTGCTTGAATACATGGAGGACTATCAGGCGCGGCGCATTAAGACGTGCAGCAAGTGCGGCGCGGATATGCAGGGCGATACCTGCCCGTACTGCGGTAGCAAGAATGGTGAACAGAAAACCGTCAAGGACTTTGCACGGACGGACGAGAACGGCATCCCGATGACAAAGATGGTTGAACATATCAACCTTGATGAGATGGGCAACCCTACCGTTACACAGCACGAGGAGAACGACATGATCCCGTACTACAAGCCGGACGTGTATCCGGTGGTACTGCGGCGCAATGTGTCCGTTGTCGGTAAGCTGTTAGGCTCGTCTGACGTGGACATGGTACGGGATCAGCAGATGCTTGTAAACAAGCTCGACAGCGCAATTTCGCAAAAGCTGCTTGGCGGCGGCTCGGTTATCACCTTACCAAAGGGCAAGCAGATTAGACGCACGGACGAGAATTTCAAGGTTTTTGAGATTGACAGCCCAGAAGAAAAAGCAATGGTTGATGTGCTCACCTTGCAGCCGGATATTTCCCGCGATATGGCGTTTGAGGACAGCACCTACACGGCAATGCGTAATCTGATTGGTATTACGGATTCGTTCCAAGGACGTAAGGACAGCACCGCAACCTCTGGTACGGCAAAGCAGTTTGCAGCGGCGCAGACCGCCGGACGACTGGAAAGCCGAAAGGTCATGAAGAATGCCGCCTATGCGGATTTGTTCGAGGTTATGTTTAAGTTCCTGCTGGCGTACTCGGACGAGCCGCGGCCGATGGTTTACAAGGATACCAACGGCACGCAGATGTACGGCACGTTTAACAAGATGGACTTTCTCAAGGTGGACGAGGCGGGCGAGCCGTACTGGAACGATGAGTTTTTGTTCTCGGTAGACCAGACCGCGCCGCTTGCGGGCAACCGTGAAAACCTCTGGCAGGAGGCGAGAATGAACCTCGAAAACGGCTGCTTTGGCGACCCGTCCGATATGCAGAGCCTCTTGACGTTCTGGACGATCATGGAGGGATTGCACTATCCGCTAGCAAGCGAGGTTAAACAGCAGCTTTCCGAACGGCTGGAACAGCAACAGCAGATGATGGCACAGCAGCAGGCGATGATGCAGCAGAGTATGCCGACCGAGATCGCAGACCCGACGCAGGCGGTAAATCTGGATGATATGCCGAGTTATCAGGAGGGAGGCGGCAGTCTTGGTATGTCCGGTATGTAAAATCGACACCAAGACCGACACTGTGGACGGTAAGCTCGTGCTTATCTGCAAAAATCCGCAGTGCCCAAACTATAAGCAGATTGTAAAGGAGGTGAAATAGTATGGCAAAGTGTGCAACTCTGGCCGGTAAGGTGAAGAACTCCGGCAGCATGGAGGTCAAGGCGCTGTATCAGCAGACCAAGGCCAAGAAGCCGACCGTTAAGACCGGCGGCGATCTGCGCTCCTCTAAGAGCGGCAAGTAAAAGGGAATAGCGGAACCGTCCGAAAGGGCGGTTTTTTTATGCCCAAAATCGCATGGAACAGCGTAAAAATCCGGAAAGGAACACCCAAATGGAAGAAATTATGGAAACCGAAGTGGAAACCACCGAGGCAGGCGTAAACGAGCAGGAAACCGCCGAACCTGCGTCCATCGGACCCGAGGAAACAGGCGAAAACGAGCAGCAGACCGCCGAAGCTGCACCCGAGGGAGTACAGAGTGCGGAAGATAACGCACGATTTGCCGCTGCAAGACGCAGAGCAGAAGCGCAGTTTAACGAGCGCATTCAGCAGGAGCGTCAGGCGGCAAAGGACGAGGTCATTCGGCAGATGTACGAGGGTCAGCTTGACCCGTACACCAACAAGCCGATCACCTCTGAGGCTGATTTGCAGGCGTATCAGCAGGCATATCAGCGCGACCAGATGCAGCAGGCAGGGCTTGACCCGTCCATGCTCGATCAGATGATCGCAAACAACCCCACTGTCCGACAGGCGCAGGAAGTGCTTGACCGTGTGCAGATGGAGGAGGGCGAGCGGCAGATGAACGAGGCAATCAAGGAGATTTCCCACCTTGACCCGTCCATTACCGACGTTGCTGCACTGGCAAACCACCCGAACGCACCCGTTTTTAACGAGTACGTCAACCGAGGCTATTCGCTTGTTGACGCGTTCCGCCTTGCAAACTTTGACCAGCTGACCGGCAAGCGCGCAGCAGCGGCAAAGCAGCAAGCGATGAACAATGTCAACGGCAAGAGCCACCTGACCACCACAGCAGGCAATGCGGGCGGTGACGATGTTGTAATCGACCCGCAGGAAATGCAGATGATGAAGCACGCATTTCCGAATCTTACCCACGCACAGCTTGTGGCAAAGTTCAAAAAATACAAGTAAAAGGAGATTTTTTCATGTTTAAGATCGCATATCGCCGCGTGGCTGATGTGTCCCCGTTCGTTTACCTTCCCGGCGCGGACGGTCTGACCCTCGGCATGGCGGCTACTCTGACTTCCGGCGCTCTGGCAAAGGGCACCGCTTCCGTCAAGCCGACCCACATTATCATGGGCCCCAAGCGCGAGGACGGCAATTACCCGGCTATCGAGGTAAACGACAACATCGTATTTGAGACTACCTCGACCGCAACCGTTGCACAGACCGTCGTCGGCTCGGCTGTCACTCTGGCAGCTGATGCGCTGACCGTTACCGCGACCACCACCAAGGGCGTTTTCAAGGTGCTGACCACCGACGGCGCTACCACCAACTCGACCGTTACCGGCGTGTTTGTTGATCCGGCAGCGGTTGCCGCCTAAAAAAGAGAGGAGACAAGATAATTTATGGCAGGCATTACTTTTTCTGAGGGTTCCGGCGTTGCGGATTCCTTCTTCGGCAAATCGCAGGCTCCCATCAAAGCAATCATCGCAGACCGCGTAGAGAGCTTTCAGGAGCAGAGCATGATCGACAAGGTATTCTATATGGATACCACCACCAACTACGCAGAGAAGTACACCTCTGCAACTGCGCTGGGTGATTTTCAGGACGTAGGCGAGAACGGCGCGTATCCGCTGACCTCTGTACAGGAGGGCTACTCCAAGATCATCGAGCCGACTACGTGGAAGAGCCGCTTTGAGGTCACCCGCGAGCTCATCGAGGACAGCAAGTTCAATCTGGCTGAATCCCGTGCACGCAAGTTCGGCGCTTCGTACAACCGTACCCGCGAGAAGTACGCGGCGGACATGATCGCAGGCGGCGTCGGCACTTCGATCACCTTCGGCGGCAAGAAGTACGACACCACCTCCGCAGACGGCGTTTCCCTGTTCTCCAACGCGCACGGCTCGGCTACCAAGGGCTACAAGAACCAGTCCAACCGCTTCAAGTACACCGCAGGCACGGACAAGTACACCGAAATTCTGGACGCGGCACAGGAGCAGATGCAGGATATCCGCGACGATGACGGCAACCTGCTGAACATCAAGCCGGATACCATCATCATCCCGAACTCCGGTAAGCTCAAGCGTGAACTGTTTGCGGCTATCGGCTCGGAACTCGACCCGAACACCAACAACAATGCGTTCAACTTCCAGCTCGGCCTGTGGAACGTTCTGGTATGGAACTATCTGCCCAAGACCATCGGCGGCAAGGAGTATTTCATGCTGCTCGATTCCGACTACAACAAGGACGCTATGTGCATGCCGTGGCTCGACCGCGTATCGCTGACTGTCCGTTCCTCTGTGGACGAGAACACCGACGCAAACTACTGGTCCGGTCGCGCACGTTTCGGTGCAGGCTTCAACGACTGGCGCGCAATCTCTATTGTTGGCGATACGCTGGCAAACGGTACGCAGCTGCTGTAAAGACTACGGCGGGGATTTTCCCCGCCGTTTCCCCTTTTAAGGAGTGATTTTATGACGTGGGAGCAGATTCAAAAGGCTGCACTCGACAAGATTTTCTCACGCCTGAACTACGGCACGGAGGTTTCGCTGACTTCTCCCGATGTGGCGGACTATGTGCGGGCAATGCCGCACGCGGCTTGGTTTGCAATGGTAGACCTTGCCGAGGTCATGCCGATCTACAAATCCGTTGAGGTTGAGCTGCCGGACGATGATGCGGAAGGTTATCGGCTGTTTCATATCCGCGAGCTTGCACCGGATTTCATGCGGTTCTGCCCGGACAGACTGACGATTATGGGCGCGAACAACACGTTTATGCGCGTGAACGACTATCAGTTTGACGGCATGGACACGCTGTTTGTCCCGGCGGAGTACGTCGGTACGCTTGTGATCTGGTACGAGGCATACCCGGAGAACATCGACGAGAGCACGCCGGGCGACACGACGTTTTCTCTGCCGGAGGAAGCGCAGCGGGCAATTCCGCTGTATATCGCGGCGGAGGTGTTCAAGGAAGATGATATTTCCATGGCGACGCAGTATCTGAACGAATACGAGAACGTAAAGCAGATGCTTGCAAGCAGGAGACAGCAGACCTCGAGCGGCGGCGCGTGGCGCTCGGTTACGGGGTGGGTGTAAATGGCAACATACAAGATCCCCGATTCCCCGAAAAAGTACAAGACCGAGTATTCCAGCTTTAAGGGTGTGGATTTGTCAAGCAACCCGACACAGGTTGATTCTGCGCGCGGCGCTTCCGGTACGGTAAACCTGATCTCGGACAGCGGCGGCTTTCCCGAAAAGCGCAAGGGATGGCGCGTGCTGCTGAATGTCGAGAAGCCGGTAAACGGCCTGTATCGCGGCATTATCAAGGGCAAGGAATACTTTCTTGTGCATGGCGGCACACGGCTGTACAAGTGGACGGAGAACACCTTAACAGAGCTGAAAAGCGGACTTACTAACAAGCAGGGCGCGTCGTTTACGCTGAACGACAAAATGTATGTGCTGACGGGCGGCGAGTACCTTGTGTTCGACGGCGAGACCGCCAAGGACGCAACAGCGGACGCTTACGTTCCGACTACTACCATTGCCAACAAGCCGACGGGCGGCGGCACGAGCTTTGAAAACGTGAACCTTCTGAGCGACAAGCGCAAGAACGGGTTCTGCGCGGACGGCTCGGCAACGGTTTATCAGTTGGACACCACCGACATTGCAAGCATTGAAGAGGTCAAGGTGGATGACAAGGTGTGGGAGAGCAGCAAGTACACGCTGGACAAGACCAAGGGACAGGTGAAGTTCACGAGCGCACCGCCGAAACCGGCGATCACCGGCAAGGACAACGTGGTCATTACGTTTGTGAAGTCGGTGGAGGGCTACAAGGATAAGATCACCAAGTGTACCATTGCCGCAATCTACGGCGGCAAGTCGCAGGACAGGGTGTTCCTTGCAGGCAATCCGGACGAGCAGGACAAGGACTGGCGGTGCGAGAGCAACAATCCGCTGTACTTTTCCGACCTCTCCTATACTAAGGTGGGCGCGGACGGCGCGGCAATCGTCGGCTATACGGCAATCTCGGACAGTCAGGCAATCGTCAAGTCGGACGACCGCAGCGAGACCACCATCTATTTCAGAGGTTACAGCATTAACGACAACACAAGCGCAGTACAGTTCCCGGTACGCAGAGCGACCGCCGGTGCGGGCGCAGTGGCAAAGCACGCATTTGCGTATCTGCCGGAAGAACCGGTATTTCTCTCTCGAACCGGTGTGTTTGCGCTGACAAGCAGCAATATCACGGCTTTGCAGGTGGCAAGAAACCGTTCCTACTATGTAGACGCGGCGCTGACCAAGGAAGATCATCTGGAAAACGCCTGCGCTGTTGTGTGGAACGGCTATTATGTGTTGGCGGTAAACGGTCACGCCTATGTGCTCGATACAAACCAGAACGTAGCGTACAAGCCGCAGTCCTACGGCGATTACGTTTACGAGTGCTACTACTGGGACAACTTCCCGGCGGTACGCATGATGGAAAGCAGGGGAAATCTGTATTTCGGCACATCGGACGGACGTATCTGCAAGCTGAATACGGATATTGACACCATGCAGGCGTATTCAGACGGCGGCACGCTCGGTGAGGACGGCAGAATTACCGGCGGTACGGCAATTTCCGCAGAATGGCACACCAAGGCAGACGATGACGGCGATTTTATGACGTACAAGACCATGGTAAAGCGCGGCAGCGGCGTTATGATGAAGCCGTATGCGCGTTCCTCGGTAAAGGTATTCGCCCGGACAGAACGTGATTTTGGACGGCAGATTCGGGAACAGCTGATCGACATTTTCAGCTGGGAGGATATAGACTTTACCCGGTTTACGTTCTTCTCCAACGATGCACCGCAGGTTGTGCCGTTCAACAGCAAAGTAAAGAAGTACAAAACAATGCAGCTGATTATCAAAAACGATACGTTCAATGAGGCGTTCGGTATTTTTGGTATCATCAAGCGTTACACCATCGGAACAAGTGTGAGGTGATACATTGGCTATTTCCGATTACAAGATCACAGCAGAGGATATTGCAAAATACGGCTGCGTCAGTCTGCCGGACACGCTGACCGGCAACGCACAGGAAAATAAGGCGAAGTTTGACCGCCTTGTGCGGGAATGCGTAGCAAATGCAGTAAACGCAGTGATTGACCACATGGTTCTCGTAGAGAATGAAGCGCAGGACTGGGCGAGCGCGGAAGCGCTGCGCGTTCAGGCAGAAGCCGCACGAGTGGCAGCGGAAAACCTGAGAGTGCAGGCGGAGAATGACCGAGCGGACGCAGAGACAGCAAGAGCTGCGGCAGAGGCGGCACGCGTACTGGCAGAGAATCTTCGTGCAGAGGCAGAGACCGCCCGCGCCAATGCGGAGAACAAGCGCGACACGGCAGAGAAAAGCCGCGTTTCTGCTGAGACCGGCAGAGTGAACGCCGAATCTGCCCGCGTGACGGCAGAAAGCCAGAGGGCGAACGCAGAGAGCGTCCGTGCACAGAATGAAGCAGCGCGTATTTCTGCCGAGACCGGCAGAGCGGATGCCGAGGCAGACCGCGTTTCTGCCGAGGATACCCGCATTGCAAACGAGAACGCACGGAAATCTGCTGAGACAGACCGCGCTTCTGCGGAGACTGTGCGCGAAAGCGGCGAGAACGCAAGAAAATCTGCGGAGAAGGCACGCGCAAGTGCGGAACAGCAGAGAGAAAGCACGGAAAGCACCCGTCAGACCGCAGAACAGAGCCGCGCAGGTGCAGAGACGGCAAGAGCAAATGCCGAAAAGGCACGCGCGGACGCGGAGACCGCGAGAGTATCGGCAGAACAGGCAAGAGCCACGGCAGAAAGCAAGCGAGCTGCTGCGGAAACTGCTCGTCAGAACGCAGAGACCGGCAGAACCGACGCGGAGACAAAGCGCGTGAGTGCCGAAACCGCAAGAGCCACGGCAGAGGGCAAGAGAGCGGATGCGGAGACCGCGAGAGCAACAGCCGAGACAAAGCGCGTGAGTGCCGAAAGCGCGAGAGCCAATGCGGAAAGCACCCGTCAGACGAACGAGACCGCCCGCGTGAGTGCGGAAAAGAGCCGCGCCGCTGCGGAAACCGCCCGTCAGACCGCCGAGAAAGCACGCAACGTGTGGGAGGAGTACAGCGCGGGCAAGGCGTATGTACCCGGAAACAAGGTCAGCTTTAACGGCTCGTCTTATGTATGCACGGCTGCAACGACCGGACATGCGCCGACCGATACCGCGTACTGGCTGCTGATCGCTAAAAAAGGCGAGGACGGCAAGGGTTCGGGCGATATGCTGGCAAGCGTTTATGACCCAAATGGCAAGGCGCAGGATGTGTTCCAGTATGCGGACGCAAAGGCGAGTGCGGCAAAGAGCGCTGCGGATACTGCACAAACCGGTTTGAATACGCATATTGCAAGCAAGAGCAATCCGCACGGCGTAACGGCGGCTCAGGTGGGAGCGGATGCTAAAGGTTCTGCCGCACAGGCTCTGACAGATTCTAAGGCGTATACCAATTCTGCCATTCAGGCGGCTATTCAAAACACTTGGGAGGCGAGCTATTGATGGGCGTTCAGGAGACTAATCTTAAAGCTATCGCCGACGCCATCAAAGCTAAAACTGGAGAAACCGGCACTATTAAAGCGTCGGAATTTGCGAGTAAAATCAGCACCATTGAGACCGGTATCGACACCTCTGATGCCACTGCAACAGCTAGCGATGTAGTCTCTGGAATGACCGGGTATGCAAACAACCAGAAAGTTACTGGTGCCCTGATACCTATCGAGAAACCGAGTTGGACTAAAAGCGCAAAAATGATAAGCGGGAACTGGATTGCTTTTTACCATGGTGCTGGAAAATTTGTAGCCATATCCAGTCCCAGCGACACTGCAGCTTACTCTACCGATGGTATTAACTGGACTCAGACTACGATGCCGGCTATTGTGAGCTGGGAATCGGTCTGTTATGGTAACGGTAAGTTTGTAGCTGTGTCTGCTAATAGCAATATCGCAGCTTACTCTACCGATGGCATTAACTGGACTCAGACTACGATGCCGGCTGGTAAGAGCTTGTACTCGGTTTGCTATGGTAACGGCATGTTTGTGACTGTAGCTTTTAACAGTAATATCGCTGCTTACTCTGCTGACGGCATTGCATGGACTAAAGCTACGCTTCCGGCTAGTGCAAAGTGGAATTCGGTTTGCTATGGCAACGGTAAGTTTGTAGCTGTGTCTTCCAATAGCGATATCGCAGCTTACTCTACCGATGGCATTAACTGGACTCAGACTACGATGCCTACTGATGTGAGATGGTACACGGTTTGCTATGGTAACGGCAAGTTTGTGGCTGTAGCTTATAACGATAATATCGCTGCTTACTCTGCTGACGGCATTAACTGGACTCAGACTACGCTTCCGGCTAGTGCAAACTGGATTCCGGTTTGTTATGGCAACGGTAAGTTTGTAGCTGTGTCTTCCAATAGCGATATCGCAGCTTACTCTACCGATGGCATTAACTGGACTCAGACTACGATGCCGGCTGGTAAGAGCTGGTATGCATTATGCTATGGTGCCGGGAAATTTATTGCAGTGTCATCTTATCCATATTACATCGTCGCTTGTCTCAAAGATTCCTTTGATTCTTGGGCATAGAGAGGAGGTATGATATTTTGAGTATTCAAGAAACCAATCTCAAGACTATCGCAGATGCTATTCGCGCTAAAGAAGGATCTAGTGATCCTATCAAGGCTTCGACATTCCCTGAGCGAATTGCTGCTATTCAAACAGGCGTGGATACCTCCGATGCCACTGCCACTGCGGATAAGATCTTATCCGGAAAGACGCTGTATGTTAAAGGTGAGAAAGTTACAGGCACTCTAATATCTATTGAGAAACCTGAATGGATTACCGGAACAATGCCAGCTAACATATCGTGGTCTTCTATTTGTTATGGAGCGGGTAAGTTTGTTGCCGTTGGTCTTAATGTTGTTCCTGTTTATTCTGCTGATGGTATTAACTGGTCTAAGTCTAATATTACAATTAAGGAAAACTGGTCCTCTGTTTGTTACGGTGCTGGTAAGTTCATAGCCGTAGCTAGAAATAGTGCAATAGCCTACTCTCTTGATGGTATTAACTGGACTTTTTGTCGTCTTGGACCTATAACGGGAAACTGGAATTCTGTTTGCTATTACGATAGAGGTTTCGAAGTAATTGGACAGGGTGGAGATGACGAGAGCGATCCAGCTTATTCCGAGAATGGTATCAATTGGGGACCGGATGGTTCGCTATTCTATGCTGATAATTGGACACTTGCTTATGGTAATGGTACGCTGGTAGCTGTTGGTGATAATTCACCTGAATGTGGTGCTATCTATAGTAACAGTGGTACTCACTATGGTTTTAGAGAGGCTCATTTGACAAAAAATAAAAACTGGTCCTCTGTTTGCTACGGTAATGGGAAATTTGTAGCTGTTGAGAAAGATAGCAATACTGCAGCTTATTCTGAGGATGGTATCTCCTGGACTCTGACTGAGATGCCAACATCCTCAGGCTGGGGTTCTGTTTGCTATGGCAATGGAAAATTTATAGCAACGTCATTTACCCAAGGGCTTTTTGCTTACTCGATGGACGGTGTTAATTGGAGAAGTGGCACTTATCCAGGTGGAGCTCAGACAAAATTAGTTCCTGTTACTTATGGTGCAGGAAAGTTTGTAGCTGTTTGCACTGAATCTTCTTATTGTCTCAAAGATTCCTTTGATTCTTGGGCCTGAAAGAAATAGGTGATCTAAATTGAAATGTTATCTGGGTATTAGCCCTGTCAAATCCCTTAATATCCGCAAGCTAGATGCGGATACTAACGACGCTACTAAGGAGAAAACTATGTACGACAACATTTACATCAAGAATAACGAGGTTAAGCAGACCGGCGTGCTGATGAGCGCGGATGGCGGCACGATGGAGGAGTGATATGCCCGCAGAAGTGATTACAGCGGCGCTGTCGCTGATGGGAACGCTCGTGGGAACGCTCGGCGGCATTGCGCTGTCGAGCAACCTGACCAACTATCGAATCGAACAGTTGGAGAAAAAGGTAGAGAAGCACAACAACCTCATCAGCCGAACGTATGAGCTGGAAAAGGAGTTCAGTGTGCTGGATGAGCGTATCCGTGTGGCCAACCACCGCATTGAAGATTTGGAAAAGGAGGATATGGAGCATGAACATGAACATTAAAGTGCGCGTAAAGAACCCGTGGTTCTGGGTGGGCGTTGTGTCGGTGGCTATCACCGCTATCGGTGTTGACCCGCAGACTTTTACGAGCTGGGCGGCTGTGTGGGACGGCATCAAGGCGGTGCTGTCCAACCCTGTACAGCTTGTTACCATGTGCCTTGCGGTGCTGTCTGTTTTTATTGACCCCACCACGGCGGGCGTAACGGATTCCAAAACAGCGCTGACCTACACCGCACCAAAGAAGAAAGGTGAGTAAATGAGTATTCCGTTTAAGCAGTGCAATTCCCGCAACTACCGCAAGGGCAGAGAGTTCCCAATCAACTGGATTTGCCTGCACTTTACGTCCGGCAACGGCGATACGGCACAGAATAACGCGGATTATTTCGCGCGTGAGGGCGGTTTGAACGCAAGCGCACATTATTTCGTGGACACGGAAAGAATCGTGCAGAGCGTAAAGGACGGCGACACGGCATGGCATTGCGGCAGGGAACGCGGTGGAAGCTATTACAACGACTGCCGGAACGCTAATTCCATCGGCATTGAGATGTGCAGCGTTATCCGAAACGGCGTGTACGTTATCCCCGAGGAGACCATGAAGCGTGCAGCAAAGCTGACCCGTGAGTTGATGGCAAAGTATCACGTACCGGCATCGCGCGTGTGCCGTCACTACGATGTGACCCACAAGCAGTGCCCGGAACCGTGGGTACGCAATCCGCAGTTGTGGCAGAAGTTCAAAACCATGCTGACAGAGAAAGAGGTTGAAGACATGACGGAAGCACAGACCCGCGCAATCGCAAAGCAGGAGATCAGCAAAGCGGAAAGCGCAAAGAAAGTATACAACAGCGTTGCCGAATGCCCGGCGTGGGCGAAAGACACCGTGCAGAAGCTGGTGAACAAGGGCTTTTTGCAGGGCGACGATAAGGGCAAGCTGGCACTGAGCACTGACCTGCTGCGCCTGCTGGTTATCAACGACCGTGCACGTCTGTACGGCTAAGAGAAAAAACGAGGGGAAAGATATGCGGTGACACCATAACAAGGGGATAACCGCATGAAATTAACGGAGTTTACAAGACCGGAGGTGGAATACCTCCGGCAGGAATGCAACTTTACAGACGAGGAACGCGCCGTGTTCGACATGAGGACATCGGCGCGTTCTATCGTTGAGATCGGACTTACACTGCATATGAGCGAAAGCACCGTGTACCGCAAGCTAAACCGCATCAAACGTAAAATATTGCGAGTTTTATGACAGGTTCGGGACAGTGAAAAGCCTTATACTGAAAGTATAAGGAGTGAACGCCTATGAGTTACGAACAACGTCTTGAGTTGGGCTACGACCCTGTTTGCGCTCGGCGCGTTGCAGAGGACTACCGCGAAGCAGGCAACACGGAGTATCTGGAGGAATATCTTGCATACAAAGAGGCTGCGCGCAAGTCCATCAGCGAACACGTTACGGAGGTGCTGGGCTAATGGCATATGGAGCACCTTACGGATACGGCGGTTATACGACGCAGTATCAGCCGCAGCAGTACCCGCAGCAGCAGGTTCAGCAGCCTGTACAGTCGCCGCAGCACCTTGTTAGGCCTGTCGCAAGCGTGGAAGAAGCGCGTGCCGTACAGACCGATTTCACGGGCGCATTGACCATTATGCCGGACACGGCACACGGCGCGATCTACACCAAACAATTAAACCTGCAAACCGGCTGCGCGGACTTTGCTTTGTACCGCAGAGTGCAGGAGCCGGAAATAAATAAACCCTTGGAAACGGATTTGTCAAAGTTCGTTCCGAGGAGTGAGTTTGACGAGCTGAAAGCACGGTTTAACACGCTCTGCGACCAGTTGGGAGGGACGAAGCATGATGAATAACCCGATGATGCAGGTTTTGCAGCTGATGCGGAACGGCGGAAACCCTATGACGATGCTGAACCAGATGACGGGAAACAATCCGATGGTCGGTCAGCTGATGCAGAGCATGCAGGGCAAGAGCCCGGACGCGCTGCGGCAGATGGCAATGAACATTGCCAAAGAGCGGGGAATCGACCTCGATCAGTTTGCACAGCAGTTCGGCATGAAGATCAAGTAA